GATTACCATTAATAGAAGTTTTACCTAAAGCATTTTCACCAGACTGACCATTTTTAGCATCAACACCAAGAAGAACATTTTTTGCATTCTGTAGATGACCATGGATTTTTAATAAATCATTAAAATGCTTTTTATTATCTAAAATATGTTTAAGTTTATTTGCTAATGCTTGATGTTTTTGCTGCTTGGCCTTTTCAGTCTTTACATTATCAATATCTTTTTGTGCCTTATCGGTAAGGAATTTAGCATAACCTTCAGTGGAAGGAATTCCACCTTTTCTAACTTGATCGTTTACATGTTGTTCTAATGTGGCTTCATGACCTTTTATTGAGTCATACATTTCTGGTGCTGCTTTAGAATATGCTTTTCTAGCATTTTCCATATGCATATGAAATTTTGCTTGTTCTTCACCCGTATAATTTCTTGGATTTACTTTTTCGGGTGTTTGTGAGGGATCAATATTGTTTACATCTGGATGATTGGTAAACTTTTTTCTTTCTTTTGTAGATAAAGGTGTTGCAGACATATTCTCAAGCCCACCTTTGCCTTTATATACTGTATGTGTAACAATACCAAGTTTTGAATTTTTAACCTTTTCACCTTCCGGACTATTTTTATCAACCGAATATGTAAGTAAATTTGGGGTGAAATGATGGTGTCCTTCTTTTGTACTTACATCACCTTTACCATACATCAAGTCACCTTGATATACACCGCCTTCTTTTGGCATAGTTTTTGGTAAATGTCTTAATGCTTCTTTTAACTTAAGAGCAAGACCTGGAGCATGACCATGATTTTTATCAATATCTTGTTCGGTATAATTAATCTTTGGATTTTTATTAAATGCAGACTTTGAAGCAACAAAAAAATGACCAGTGTTAGGATGATCACCATAAACTATTGATGGTGCACCATCTGCCTTATTTGAAAAGGTATGCTGAGATTTTCTACCAAGAAGATGATTATGAAGTGCATTTAATGAATCTGTTGCTTGTGAAATACCTTCATGTCCATGATGAATAGCATAATCTTCAACGTGTGTAAGATGTTTTAGAGCTTTACCTTGTTCTTCAGATTCTTCTTGAAGATAATTTATAAAATTTAGCATCTTAATGTCCTAAAGTTTTTGCAAATTCATCAAGATGTTTATCATTATCAAGATTTACATGACTTGTATCTAAACCTTTTTTACCTTTTGGTTGAAACATAACTGTTCTTGCTTTATTGTTACCAAATTGTTTTTGTCGAACAGTCCATATACCGTGACCTGTGAGACCTGGCATGCCGTGGCCTGTTGTATCATGTTCGCCAACTTTATAAGTACCATGACTACCAACATGAACAAAATCTACATGGTGGTCTTGTAAATAACTGTCCGCAGGTTTTAAATCTGGGTGATTCATTACAATATTTTTTGCTCTGCCACTTTTTGTTGTGGCAGCTTTTTCCGGTTCTGGTAAATGCTTATTCATATGTTCTATAATACCTGCTTTTTCAATTGCACGGGCATATTTTGGTCTTAGTGATCTTGCTTTATCTGGGATATGCCAACCACCTTTTTTAGGATCATGATTAATTGTTAATTGACCAAAAGCAGCACCCGTATCTTTCTTTACTTCACCGTTATGTTGTTCAGTTGCATGCATATCTCTACCCATATGGGTCATTTTTTTCTTTTTATTAACAACCGGAACATCTGAACCTGCGGTTGATCCTGCTGGTTTAGCACCTTCTGGTGTTAAACCTTTTTTTTGCATTCTTTCAAAGAATTTTGTTTCTACTTTATGGCCTTCATTTTCAACTTTGGTTCCTACTTTATGAACTTTTGAGGTAGGAATAGTGGTTTTTTCTGATGAACCAGGTTTTGATACCACAATACTGTGGATACCTTGATCATTTACGTGGTGTGAATGAATAGTTACTTTATCACCCGCATTTAAACCAGGGGCTTTTGAAGCAATGGTATGAGTACCTTCTTTACCGATATATGGTGTAATATATTTTTTTGCATGTCTAGCCGCTTCAGGTCCTGATGCTTGTAAAGCAACTTCAGTTATATAATATTTAAATGAATACATAGATCAAATTCCCTAGAAGTGAATGTATATTTTGAACTATTTATAATAAAAAAGGGTTGAGCCTTGCGACTCAACCCTTTTGAATTTAATACGAAATGCGGCATTGCTAGGCGGAACCCCACCGTTATTCCTAGCTATTCCTTCTCTGTTAGTCACTGTGCCACTTGCTTGACAAAAGCCAAACTAATGCCGCTTCAGTGATATTATTTATACTCAAGATCACGATTTTAGAAAAAAATAAAAAATATTTTTATGCAAATCCATCAAAACTCTTACCAAACTTTGATCTCTTTTTAAAGAAATCAGAATCACGTTCACCGAATTCAGTTTTATCCATTAGTGGTTTATCATCTTGAATTCCATCCTGGGCCGATTGGTCAACATCATATAGTTTCATCTTTGCTCTGTCAACACCGACGACAAACCGTTTATTCTTTGCTAGATCATTATAACGATTCTTTAATTGCTTGACCATTATTTGTCCCAGACTTTCAAGTTCCTCGGATGTAGTCAAAGCAAACATTAAATCGGCCGTAGCAGGTAGAGCAAATGATTCAGATGTATCACTCAATTCAACATCACTGTTATTATAACCACTTCTAGTTGTCTGGGTGGCCGAAACAACCGGGAGATTAAATTCAACGGCTAGACCGCGAAGTTCCTCGGCAATTGATTTAATATATGTATAACTATTCATATTAGCAGAGTACTTGACTCGACTCGAAGAACAAATATTAAGATAGTCAATATAGATAATATCGGGCATAAAGTTCTTCTTGAGCTTTAATTCATTAATTAAGTGTCTGAAATTAGCAGAACCTGCGCCTGAAGTTGGATATTCTTTAATAATAAGTCGACCGGTAGTCTTGGTCTTAACACGTTCCAATTTCTTGAAAAATGTTTCCCTGGGCATAATACTAAGATCATCCATAGTCACATCAAGAAGATTGGCATCAATACGTTCAGCAATCTTTTCCTCGGCCATTTCCATTGTGATATAAAGAACATTCTTACCATCAAGTAGATTACCGGCGGCACAATGACACATAAACAAACTTTTACCGACACCAGTACCAGCCAGAATAATATTCAGAGTCTTTCTAGGTAGACCACCCTTGGTGATTTCATTAAAGTATTCCAAGTTAAACGGAATACGAAATTCCTTACGATGGTAGAATTCAAACCGAGATTCAATATCTTCAAGAAAGTTGTGACCAATATTAGTATCAAAGTTTACAGATAGAGCATCACTCAGAATTGCGGGGATAGAACCCTTGTCATTCTTTGTATCTTTATCATCAATAATTTGAATTGATTGCATAATAGCGTTATAGATTGCCTTTTCCTGACAGAACTTTTCGGTTCTCTCAACAAGCCAATCAAGTTCAGTATTATCATCGTGTGTCAGTTCACCAATGGTTTCATTGCACGACTCAAATATACCACCATTTAGTCCAGTTTTATTCTTTAAATCAATGGAAAGAGTTTCCTTAGTAGGAAACCTATTATATTTTAGTGTATAAGATTCAATAAGTTCAAATAAAGTACGGTCTGCAGCATCATGAAAATAATCAGTCTTGAGGAAAGGAATGACCTTTCGACCATATTCCTCCCTTGCAAGAAGATTTCCAAAGATTACCTTTTCGAAGTCCATGTAGTCTCCTAGTAATTAAAATTTTAGTACACCTTCAACATAGTTTAGTGCTAAATCTTCGGCATATCGAAGGGAATGATTAACAACATCACAAGTCTTGATTATATCACCATTCTTATATAAGTCAACATAATAACCATAGTTACTATTATCTTTTAGTATAACAGATTTAAGGCTTTTATCATCGCTATAATATTCTGTTAATTCTACTTTACTCATCATCGTCATCCCTTTTCATAATTTCACCACTGCCCAATGCATACTTATTCTTAATCCATTCTGCAAAATTAGTTTCACTAAGAATGGTCTTCCAGAACTCACCATTGTCGACAATGTCTGCTGCTCTATAGTTCTTTCCAGAAATTTCACCGGTCTCTTGATCCACCCGAGCATACCAACCTTGCTTAGGCTTTACAATATATTTGCCTTCAAGTGCCAAGTCAAGTAGACCAGACCACTTATTAATACCTGAATCAAAGCCTACAGTAATAGGAATCTTTGACTTTTCCTTGAGATACCGAGACTTTTCAATATTAATAATAAAGTGATAACCAAGTAGTTCTTTATCATCCTTGTCTTGCTGCCTACCAATGATCCAAATATTATCTGCAGAATAATAAATTCCGGTACCACCACTAACAACAGCCTTGGAATACATTTCCTGTGTCATGTAAACATGGTTCACAACAACCATTGGAATATCTTTTAGTGTCAAATGGGGAGTTACCATGCGGAACAATGACTTGAGCTGCTTTGCTCTTGACATATCTGCGGCGGAACTACCTTTTAGTGCATCTTCAACTTCTTTTTTCGAGGCAAGATTACCAACAGAGTCAATAACAATCATCACCTTATCATTACGCTTGAGTTCCTGAAGTTGTTGCATTACATCAAACTTAAGTTGCTCAATATCAGTAATAGGTGTATGGACTACCGAGTCGAGTGGAACACCGAAGGAAGTAAAGTATGATTCTGGAGTATCAAACTCCGAGTCATA